GGTGGTGTGGGTGGCGTGGGGTGAAAGGTGCGGTAAAGGGGAAGGCGGTGGATATGAGGTTTGGACGGGGCGACGGTGTTGGAGTGGGCTTCAGTTTTTTAAGGAGCGGGTGGGGGTTGTGTGGTAGTTGTGGCGGGGTGGCGGTTTTGTATGGAGATTAGGTTGAGGAAGTACAAAAATGAACCAGATCGTGGGGGTTGGTTGCGAAAAATGACGGAAGTGAGCGGAGAATGCAGGGGAGAGGTACAAAGAAGTACTACAAAATTGTACTAATTTATTGTCGGGAGATGGGGGTGTGAGTATAATTAAGGCCAGTGGTTAGGAAAGGAGGCGTGAGGGTGCCGCGGGAGAAAAGGACAGTGGAGGAGTTTGATAAGGAAATTGAATCATACTTCAAAACATGTCAGGAGGAGGGGATTTTCCCGGACGAGGCGGGTTTAATCCTGTTTTTGGGCCTTGAGCAGGAGGAGTACCGCCGGCTGCGGGAGGGAAAACGGGGGAAAGGCTACGCCGCCGCCATAAGTAGGGCGCGGCTGAGGCGGGAGAGCATTATCGTGCGGGAGCTTTATAACACGGAAAAGGCCGCCACGGGGAAAATTTTCGTGGCCCGGCAGCCGGAAAACGGGGGGCTCACCGACAAGCACAAAGAAGCCGCCGCACCGGTGACCGTTAAGGTGCGGCTTGCGGGGGCCGGCGAAAACCCCTTCGATTAACGGGAAAAGGGAGGGGGGTGTATGGCGCTGAAGGAAAAGGGGATGTTGGTGCTGGATTTGGGGACGGCGAATCCGAAGCAGGCGCAGTTTTACGAAAGCCGGACGCTCTACACCGCTTACGGCGGGGCGAAGGGCGGCGGAAAGACCCATGCGGTGCGTATAAAGGCCGTGGGCGGGGCCCTTCGGTGGCCGGGGATTCGGATTCTCATCGTGCGGCGGACGTATCCGGAGCTGCAGCAGAACCACATCGAGCCGGCCTTAAAGCTCGTCCCGCCGGAGGTGGCCACGTACAACGTGACGAACCGTCTTTTGACCTTTATGAACGGATCCATCATTCGCTTCGGGCATTATCCCGGCGGGGCGGGGGAGCGGGAGTATCAGGGGCAGGAGTACGACTGGATTTTCCTCGACGAGGCCACCCAGTTTACCGAGCAGGAGTTTCGGATTTTAGGTGGGTGCCTGCGTGGGACAAGCCGTATCCCGAAACGCTTTTACCTCACCTGTAACCCAGGCGGGGTGGGGCACAGTTGGGTAAAGCGGCTTTTTATCGACCGCGTTTTCCGCCGTGGGCGGACGGAGGAGGAGAGCGAAAACCCCGACGACTACACGTTTATTTTCGCCAGCGTGGAGGATAACCTGCCCCTTCTGAAAGCCTCACCCGAGTATGTGAAGATGCTCTCGGCCCTGCCGGAGAATCTGCGCCGGGCGTATCGTTACGGGGACTGGAACGCCCTCTCCGGCTCTTATTTCTCGGAGTTTTCTGAGCGGGTGCATCTCATTGAGCCCTTTGCCATTCCGGAGGGGTGGCGGCGGTACCGCACCATAGACTACGGACTGGATATGCTCGCGTGCCTCTGGATTGCGGTGGATGAGACGGGGCGGTGTTATGTCTATCGGGAGGTGCATAAAGCGGGGCTGATTGTGTCGGAGGCGGCACGGCTGATTCGGGAGAATACGCTGCCGGGCGAGACGATTGAGACAACCTTTGCACCGCCGGATATCTGGAGCCGGCAGAAGGACAGCGGCCGGTCCATGGCGGAGCTGTTTCTTCTCGGCGGGGTGCCCATTGTGAAGGCTGACAGCAGTCGGGTGCACGGGCACATGATGATGAAGGAGATGCTCAGGCCCCGAAGGGACGGGCGGCCGGGTCTTCTTATCTTTAACACGTGCCGCGGCCTTGCTCGGGACCTGCAGGCGATACAGGCTGACGAATTAAACCCGAACGACTGCGCCCGGGAGCCCCACGACGTGACCCACAGTGTGGACGCTCTTCGGTATTTCTGTGTCTCCCGCACCCTCAGGGGCGAAAAGGGTGCGGTGGATTCCGGGACAGACGAGATGCCGGATTACAACATCTTTATGACGGGAGGGGAGGCGCCGCGTGATTTTCTGACGTACTGACGGTTCGGGATAAACAGACAGGAGAGGATGGTTTTATGGAGATGCTGGTGTGGCTTTTGGCGCAGATACTCATCGTGCTGCTCACGGTGACGGCGGGCGGGGCGTTAGCGTGCTCCGTGAGCCTGAGAAAAAGGTTTCATCGTTTTAAGGATGAGACGGAGCAGGTGTTGGAGGGGCTGCGCCGCGACCTGGAGGGTCTGCAGAGCGGCAATTCGGAGGAGGCGGAGGATGAGGAGGAGAAGAAGGCCCGGGCCGCCGAGCGGCTGTTTACAGAGGGGCTCAATAGTATTTTAGGATACGATTTTGCCGCCAGGGAGAGTGAGCGGGTATGAGAGGACATGAGAAAGGGCGAAAGGGCTCCGGCGGGATAACCGCCGAGAGCGTTTGGAAGGAGTACGAGAAGGGCCTTGCCTTTAAGGCGCAGATTGGGCTGTTTGACACGGTGCGCGTCAATGAGAACTTTTTCATCGGAAAGCAGTGGGAAGGGGTGGCGTCCAACGGGCTGCCCACGCCGGTGTTTAACTTCTTAAAGCGCCTTGTACTGTTTACGGTGTCCAGCATTACATCCAATTCCGTCAAACTGCAGGCGTCTCTCATCCGGGAAAAGGGGGCGCCGGCGAAGGTGAGGGCCCTTGTGGACGCCGTAAACGCAGAGTTTGAGCGGCTCTTTGAGCGAAACGACATCCTCGCCCTCACCCGGGAGATGATGCGCAACACCGCCGTGGACGGGGACGGGTGTCTGTATACATACTGGGACACGGAGCTGGAGACGGGCGGGATGACAAGGGGCGGCATCGTCACCGAAGTGATTGAGAACACTCGGGTGTTCTTCGGAAACGTGAACGACCGGCGGGTGGAGAAGCAGCCTTACATCATCCTCTCCCGGCGAGAGATGGCGGATGCCCTGCGGGAGCGGGCGCGGCTTTATGGGTGCGAAGGCTGGGAGACTATCCGCTCCGATACGGACGACAACGGCTCCGACACGGCCCGTATGGTCGATGACAAGGCGACGGTGCTCATCCGGTTCTGGAGAAACCGCGAGACGAGGACGATTTGGGCCTGCGAGACGGCAAAGGGCGTCCTCCTGCGGGCGCCCTGGGATACGGGGCTGAGGCGGTATCCCATTACGTGGATTAACTGGGATTACGTCACCGACTGCTACCACGGGCAGGCCATGCTGACGGGGCTGATTCCGAATCAGATTTTTATCAACAAGCTCTACGCCATGAGCATGATTTCCCTGATGACAACGGCGTATCCGAAGGTGGTGTACGACCGGACGCGCATCGCCAAGTGGGATAACCGTGTGGGAGCGGCCATTCCCGTTGCGGGCGGGGATATGAGCTCTGTGGCGCGGATTATTGATCCGGCGCAGATTTCTCCTCAGATAGCCCAGTTTATTCAGATGGCTGTTCGGGAGACGCAGGCAAACCACGGGGCCACCAGCGTGGCCCTCGGCGAGGCGAGGCCCGAGAACACCTCCGCAATTATCGCGCTACAGAAGGCTTCGGCCGTTCCAAGTGAGCTGACGCGCCATAACCTCTACCGCTGCCTTGAGGATTTAGGGCGCATTTACCTCGACTTCATGGGCGAGTACTACGGTGTCCACATTCCCGATGGGGGGACGATTGATGAGGCGGTTGATTTTTCGATGCTTGGAAATGTCGGCGTGTCTCTGAGGCTCGACGTGGGGGCGTCCTCCTACTGGTCCGAGATTGCGGCAGTGCAGACCCTCGACAATCTCATGGCGGCGGGGAAGATTGACATGGCGGACTACCTTGAAAGGCTGCCGGAGGGGTATATCGCCCGAAAGCAGGAGCTTTTGGACAAGGTGCAGGCCCGCACCGGCACAAAAGGCTGCGCGCCCTGATACGAAGGATGCGCTCATTGCCCTCGGGCAGTTTGCGTTGTCGTGATGGTGGGTGCCTGAATGGCGGTGTTTTTGCGGAAAAGCGGCACCGCAATCGGAAAATGGGTGCCCTTCAGGCGGGAAATTTATGTTGAACGGATGTTCAAGCAAATTGATGCAACGGGCAAAACCAGCCCTGAGCATAGATGCCCGACCAGAGGCGAAAGGAGACGGAAATGGTTCATACAGACCTAAGCGACGCCACGGTGCCAGTGGAGCGTGTGGAGGGGGCCACACCAGCGCCCGAGGACGCGGCCGGCTTGCACACGGCAGAAGGCGGCGCCAAAGTGGCGGAGGACGGCGCCAAAGTGGCGGAGGACGACGTCGGAGAGCAGGAAGTTTATACGCTGAAGTACCTGGGAGAGGAAATTGCCGTAACCCGCGATGAGCTGATTCGCCTTGCGCAAAAGGGGCGGGACTACGACCGCATACGAAGCCGCGCGGAGAAGCTGGCGGCGCAGCTAAAAGAGCTGACGGGCGGTGCGGCGGCGGGGACCGCCAATTGGGAAGTGCCGAAAGGGGAGGCAGAGGTGAAGGCGGCGACCCGTAAGGGGCGGGAAGTGGCAAGCCGTGATGAGATTCCCGCGCGGGAGGAATCGGTCGCTGATGGGATGCGGATGCAGGGAGCCTCCGGTGTGGATTGGGGGCGGAGCCTTTCGTCCGGTGAGGTGGCGGCTGCCCGGGCGGTTCCTATTGGCGATGAGGCGTTGCGGAAGGCGGTCTTCGGCGACGAGGCGAAAGTCCGGGCGGCGTATTCCCGTGACATTAAGATGCAGGCAGCTTCTGACAGCCGTGAGGCGAAGGGCGGGAAGACGGCTCCTAGAGGGGAAGCGGCGATAGTAGACGCTTCCGATGCGGGGGAACAGCCGCTAGGCGGCGAGGGGAAATTACCGCAAGCGGGTGCGAGGGAGAGGGGCTTCCCCGAGGGGGCGGGAAGCGTCAACCCCGATGACATATTGCCAAAGGAGCGGAGAAGCGAGAACTTCGCTGATACGCTGTGGCGTGAGCGGGAGAGTGAAAACGCCGCTGGCGCACATCGGTGGGAGCGTGAGAGCGAAAACCCTGCCGACGCACTACCTGAGCGGGAAAGGGAGAGTTCCGCTGAGGCGTCGGGGCAAGGGCCGGGGAGCGAAAATCCCGATGCCCTGCGGCGGGAGCGGGAGATTGAGGATTTCCTGCGGGTTTACGGGCCGGTTAAGGCCGAGGCCATACCGGAGGCGGTGTGGCGGGAGGTGAGCCGCGGCGTTTCGCTTCTCACGGCGTATCAGGTATATGAAAACAGACTGCTCCGGGCGGCGCTGGCCGCCGAACGTCTGGCCAGGAGCAACGCCACAAGAGCCGTCGGCTCCGGAGCGACGGCGGGCGGGTTTCTCCGAGGCGACTTAATTGAGGACGACTGGTATAAGCGGGATTAAAGAAAAGGAAAAGGAGTGACGTGATTGTCTATCAATCTCACAACGAAGTATTCAACCCTCATTGATGAGCGTTTCAGCAGGGAATCCATTACCGACGCGTACGCCGGTAAGAAGTTCGACTTTGACGGGGCCCAGAGCATTAAAATCTACACCGTTGACCGCGTGAAACTGAGCGACTACAGCCGAACCGCCGAAAGCGGCCGCTTCGGTAAAATCAGCGAGCTGGGGGACTGCGTTCAGACGCTGACGATGACGCAGGATAAGTCCTTCACCTTTGCCATCGACCACGGCAATGCGGCGGACCAACTGAACATCAAGCACTGCAACGAGCAGCTGAAATCCCACTGGGACGAGGTCTGCACGCCGGCCATTGACATCTATCGCTTGAGCAAATGGCAAACGGCGCCGGGCTTGGCGTTCTTGACCCCACGCCCCTGACCAGCGAGACGATTATGCGGGCGATTCTCACGGCGTCGGCGGCTATGAGCAACCGCCTTGTGCCGAAAAAGAACCGCGTACTGCTTATCTCCGAGTCCCTGTACATCGAGACGAAGATGTCCAGAGAGATTATGGCCGTTGACACCCTGGGGGCTGAAGCCATTAAAAACGGCTGCGTGGGGCGCATTGACGGCATGGACGTTGTGCCCGTTATCGACAGCTATCTGCCGGCGGGTATCAACTTCATGATTAAGTACAAGGATGCCACGGCAGACCCCATGAAGCTCAAGGTTCTGCGGGTTCAGAAGAACCCCCTGGGCTTCGACGCCGATATCGGCGAGTGTCGGTTCTACCACGACAGCTTCGTACTCGATGCGAAGGTGGACGGCATTTTCGTCCACGCAGTGAGCGGGATGTGCCCTGTGCCCACGTTTACGGGGACGCAAAGCGTGACTATTACCTGCGAGGGTGCCGGCGTCATTCGTTATACCACGGACGGCTCCAATCCAAAGACCTCCCCCACGGCGGCGGTGTACACCGGCCCCGTGGCCCTCGAAGCAGGCCAGACTCTGCGGGCTTACGGCGCGAAGGAGGGCCTTGTGAACTCTCCCATCGCCGCCTTTACCCGCAAGGCTTAAGACGAACTGTGACTGGGTGCGGCGGCAGCGATTGCTGCCGCCGCCAACCGAAAGGAGTGAGACTTGTGGCAGCGACGGCGGAGAGGATTTATCGCGCAGCGCTGGCTTTAATGGACGAGCCGGAGGCGTATGAGCACTACAAGAGCCGGGCCATTGCGGTTCTCAACCTGCTCTGCGGCGAGCTGGCATTGCGCTTTGGGCCATCGGAGGCAGAAGGCCGGCGGCCGGCAGTTCGAGAGGTGGCGGAGATGACGGAGGAGTTGGAGCTGGACGAGGCGGCGGCCCGCCTCATTCTGCCCTACGGCCTTGCGGCCCACCTCATGAGTGACGTAAGCCCCGATACGGCGAATTTCTTTCAGCAGCGGTACGAGGAGCTGGTCTTCCGGGCACTCGACGCGTACACCCGTCGGCCGGAGCCGATTGAGGACGTCTACGGCGGGATTTCGGGGGAGGCTGCGCCATGGCGGTAATCCCGAAAAGCTACAGAGAAAAGACAGCGGCGATTCGAAGCTGGCTTGGCGTAAACGAAAGCCCGGACGGCGCAGGGGTAAAGTACGGCGAGGCGGTGAAAATGGTGAACTTCGCCGTCACCCGGGAGGGGGCCCTTGTCAAAAGGCCGGGGACAAAGACGGTGATGGGGCTGGCCAGCAGTTACGGCGTTGCCATATCGCCTGAGGCGGAGGTGGTGCGGACGGATTTGAACGCGCCGGCCTGGTCTGTGACGGCGTATCCGGCGGTGACGGTGAATGAAGCGGGTGTCCTTGAACTGCTCGGTGAGCCGGTGACGGTGACGGAGGCGAATGTATCGTCCTACACGTCCCACTACTGCCGGCTGCAGGGCGGGGCGGTCTACCGCATCGGGGCCATTGAGTACGAGGCGCCGGCGGAGGGAATCGCCGTTCCGGGCGGGAAAGTGCAGCTTGGAGCGGCGACGCTTGTAACCCTTCTGGCGTATCAGCTTGAAGCCATTCTTCATGCTTCCCTTCGTGTGGCAGGGGGCGCGCTTGTTCTGGAAAACAACGTCCCGAAGGCGGACGCCGTGGGCAAATACTTCCGGTACGACCGTGTCTATCGGATTGAGGCGATTGTGGAGGTGGGGGAAGGCCATCCCGTCTACGGGCCGGCTGTGCGCCTGAGCTGCCGGCCCGTCACCGTGGCGGGGGATGACGTCTACCGCTGGAAGTTTTACCCCGTTTCCGCCGCGCCGAACGCCGGCGTGACGCCCGTACAGGGAATCTGGAGCGGCCATGTGGCGGGGCGGGAGTATATCGTTGCGGCCTGCAGCGGCCATTTGTGGTCCCTCGCCCTGCAGGAGGGCGTGTGGACGAAGAGGGACCTCGGGTCCCTTCCGACGCCGGGGCGGGTGACGATGTTCGGTTACGGGGAGAAACTCTATATCCTAAACGGCGATGAGTATTACGTCTGGGACGGGGATGCGATTTCCACGGTGTCCGGCTATCGGCCCCTGGTGGCGGTGAGCGTTCCCCCCTCCGGCGGCGGTGAGACCCTTCAGCGCATCAACCGCCTTACGGGGCAGCGACGTGTGCGTTTTTCACCCGACGGGACGGCGAAGACCTTTACCCTGCCGGAAAAGGGGTTTATTACCGTGGACTATGCCTGCCTAGTGGGCGGGGGGAGCCTCGCCGTGGCCTCTTACGATTCTAACGGCGGGACGGTGACCCTTGCGCAGGCGCCTGAGGCGGGGACGAACACGGTGGAAATCGGGTACACGATGCCGAATACGCTTCGGGGGCAGGTGACGAAAATGCGCTTTGCCGAGACGTATAACGGCGCCACGGACAACCGCGTTTTTCTCTATGGCGACGGGTCCAACAAAGCCATTTACTCTGACCTCGATTACGATGGGATGCCCACAGCGGAGTATTTCCCGGACTTGAGCGAAGTGGCCGTGGGTGACGCCAACACCCCCGTTACGGCGATGATTCGCCATCACGACAGGCTCCTTGCATTTAAGCTTGATTCCGCCTACTCCATCGCCTACGACACAGTGACCCTTCCGGGCGGGATGGTGACGGCGGGGTTTATGGTCCGCACCGTCAACCGGGACATCGGCTCGGCTGCTTACGGGCAGGCCTGCCTTGTTGTCAATCACCCGCGCACCCTTGACGCAGGCGGCATTTACGAGTGGGTGGCCGCCTCCGGTTCGGGGAACATCACGCCGGACCAGCGGAGCGCCCGGCGCGTCTCCCACAAGGTGGAGCAGACGCTTCGTACCATGGATTTGAGCCGGGCGACGGCCTTTTACGATAAAATCGGCCACTGCTACTACGTTGTGCAGGGGGGTGCGGCCGTTGTGCAGAACATGGAAAACGGCGCGTGGTACACATACAGCAGCTTCCCCGCAGTGTGCATGATTGCCTACCGGGACGAGCTGTACTTCGGGACGGAGGAGGGGACTATCCGGCTC